GATAAAGACTCTAGGTACACCGACAAGCGTAATAGACCGCGCGATAGTGTATAAAATGCGATTAAGGGTGAGCTGAGTGCCAAACAACTGAGTTGCAAGACCTTGGCCGAAAAAGCCAAGAAACGGGTCAGAGTAATTAAAAAATACAAAAGGAAATTTAGGTTTATTCCATTCTTCATCTAAAATAACTCCGCTGATAGTAGAAATAACGTGTCGGCCTGGACGATACCCCGGCGCTTCGGGGTCCGGTCCTGACGGCAATTTCCAACCTTCAACAACCATTACTTGATCTGAGGTTGTGCGCTGAGCATCTGCCGCGTTATCGGGATAACTTTGCGGAGTTGTTGCAATGATGCCTTCGGCAGATTTAGGACTATTTGCCATAAGCTTATCGCGGTCCATAAGCTTTAATTGAATAAGTTGTTGCGGGTCTCCGTTTAGCGCGTCGTTTTCATCGGTGTACAAATCAGTTATCATTACGCGGTCAACGTTAACCCGACCGTCGTCACCTTCATATACTTTCAAGGCACCTGTTCCCATGACAATGCCGTCTCGCAAAATCTTAACGGCTTTTTCATAGGCATTGGTTTGGTAGAACTCGCCAAGAATGAACGAATTGAGCCGCTGGGCAAGGTGGCGCTGTTTGTAATCGCCATTGTCAGTTAGGAACTTGGGCTCGGGTCGGGATTGACCAAGACGGGAAACCAATGTGTCAGTGCATGCTTGAATGAGGTTGAAAGTTGGCCTGTCATCGGGCAACGTTTTTGTTCTATCAAGTTTTGAAACGTTACTTCCTGCATACGAATAAACAGAAAGCCCAGAATAAAGCCTGACATTTACAGATAATTGACGCAAACGATAAACTTGCGCAGTTTTTAAATAACTAGCAACACCGCAAAGTTCTTTTGCAAGTTGCATTTCGTTATCAGCAAGCCACCATTCTGCAAGTTCGCCTTTAGCTTCATCGCTGGCGCGCGTTTTCATTTTAATTTTGTCAGGGGCACCCTTGGCTTTTGAAATCTTCATTGTTTATCCGTTCTGAAGGGGTCGTTTTCAGGCGTGCCACCAGAAGAGTAATAAGCCAACTGATCGTTAGTTAAATCTCCAACGGGGAAGTTTGCCCATTGGTCGTCAACTTCTTCGATAATATTATCAGCGGACTTATCTTTTTCTGGCGGCAAATCGCCAAGCTTAAAAGAAACCGCGCCAAGGTTAATTTCAGTTACTCCCTGGCGGCGGCAAAGTTTTAACAACTTCTCTAAATCTTTTAAATTTTGAACCATTCTTACTTTCCGTAATGCGGCGGAAGCTTATCCTTTTTAGCGCGTGATTTCATGATCTTCGACACAATGTCATGACGGTCATGATCTTCGCGGGCGTCTGAAAGATAATCGCCTGAGTTTGCACCTGTGTAATGAAACTCTAAATTATCATCTTTAACCAAGTCATCAAATTGATTTGGAGTGTGGAACTCATATTCAAAAGCATGGTCATCGTTGGCAACTTTGCCCCCGTGCGAATAATGATGAACGGGTCCACCATGTGCCAAGCCTTTAAGTTTTGGCTTCGGCATTGATTTGAGTTGTTTTAAATTTTCTTCGTGTTCTTCATAAATGGGCCGCATTGATTCTTTGGCTCTAACCATTTGTCCGACATAGCTTGGGCCTTTTTTTACGTTAATATCAGATAAATGAACGCCTTTTTCGTGTGATTTAACATGCCCGCCTTTGGCATAAGCATGCTGGCGCTTTTTCATAATTTTACCTACCATATCCATTTCGTGCGCTTCGGATTGATGCGGGTGAATTTCTCCGCCGTAAGCATGATGATGACCTTCCGGTCCGATTTCATCTTCGCCATGTTGGTTTAGCATTTTGTCATCTTCATGGATGGCTTTAGCGTTGTGTTTAACAACGTTGCCTTCATGATGAACAAAACCAGATGCTTTTTCTTCTTTGTGATGGTCAAGGTCTGCAAAATCATGATCTTCATGCGGTACTGTGTGCGATTGATAACCATGCACGTCTCCGCCATGAGCCAGGCCTTTAAGTTTTGGCTTTGGCATAGCTTTGAGTTCTTCTAGTTTTTGCTCAGCCATATGTTTCATAGTTTCAGGATGGCCGTGATAGCTGCCCATTTTTGAAACGCCTTCGTCATGTTTTGAAAACGACGGCGGGTGTGGTTTATGAACGCCTTTTTCGTGTGATTTAACGTGGCCGCCCTTAGCATAGCACTCACCGCCGTGGGCCTTCTTATGCTGTGCCTTGCGTTTTACCGAGTAAGCGATTGCAAGCGATTGTTTAAGCGGGTGACCATGTTCCATTTCAACCTCGACATTATGTCCAAAAGCTTTTTTAGATTTCCCATGCATAAGCGGCATTAAACTTCTCCTTCTTCATGTTCTTCGGCTTCGCAGAGTTCGAATGCCGCTTTAATTGTTTCAGCCAACATTTTTACGTTCTTCGAGTTAATCGCGTGCAGCATGTCTTCTGCGACACTGTGCATAATGTCATATTCTTTAGGCTCATCCGACTTTCTAACAAGATGATCGGGCGTATAAGCCATTGAACCTTCTTTTTTCTTCAAAATTGGAAGCATTTGGCGTCCTTTGCGAGTGTTTCCTACAAAATAGGTACAAAATGGCATTTTGGACGCGAGTATGGAATTTGACGAACTTGAAGCAAAGATAAATGAATGGCTAGCGAAACAAGATGACCAAGACATGCGTTGCTTTAACTGCAAGCAACCGGCGCGGTTTGTTTATGCGCCCGAAGATCTTGCTTGGGGTCCGTATTTTGTTTGCGAAAGTTGCCAAAACAATTTCGACAAGCTTTTGGATTTTCATGAAGGAAAGTGCGCACCTGGTACGCATTAAAATGGCTGGGCTGGAAGGATTCGAACCTCCGGTAGGCGCCTTAACAGGGCGCTGCCTTACCTGCTTGGCTACAACCCAGAAAAAGGGGAAGCCCCGATATTGCTCCCTCGGGGCCACGGGAAATCCGTAGTGCGCTCTTAACTAAAACTATCCCAAGTTGTTTCTTCAGGCCAAGCAGAATCTTGCATGGCTTCTCGCTCGATCTTCTCACGTTCTGCTTGCCAATCGACTTGTGCTTGTTTGGCGTACCATTCGCGCGAACCCATAACAGGCTTTTTCTCTTCGGGTTTTGACATGTAATGAAAACCATTGCGCCAAGCGTATAAAAAAGCGTCGCATAAATGGTTTGGCAGTGCAGGATGTTCTTTCTTTGGATAAACAATCTTATCGCCGTCAGTTTTCCAAACAAGACCCATCAGTTCATTGATTAAAGAGTTACAACGCGGATTGATTTTGATTTTAGCCTGCACAAGATCGGCGTTAAGCATTTCGATAAAATCAACTTTGCCCTGTTTGTCAGCGTATTCAAACGGCAATGCCGACCGTTGGCGCATGCTTTCAACACCCTGCTTGTTTGCACCGTCAATAATGATTTTTGTTGGCCGCCGTTCTTCATCAGCCATAAAGCGTTCGATTTGGGCAACAACTTGGTCAAAGGTCATGTGCGGTTTATTAAATGTTTCGACAATATAAAATGATTTGTCGTGCTCATGAAATGCGCCAAGCACGAATGCGTTGTCATCTTCCCAGCCCGTGTCAACGCCCAAGACGTATGTCCAGCCGCTTGGATTAAGCTTTTCGGGCAATTCGCGATAGATGTTTCGTTCTTCTTTAAACTTATAAACCAGTTTTTCGGTGTCGATTACCCATTCGTTTAAATACCATTGGCGATAAAGCGGCGTTTCTTTAAACAGCGGTCTATCGCGGTCGATTTCGGCCAACTCTTCTTTCCATTGCTGGGTAACGTACGGGTTATCAAGTGCCGACCAAGTGTGAATCGACCAGTCACGCTTTTTACCCGTCGTAATGTCGTAGAACAGCCCGCGCGTAAAGTTGGAACTTGTGCCCATCAGACAAATGGTCCCGCGTTGGTCAGCCATTGCGGGCTTCAAAATACCATAGACTAACTTCTCAAGATCGATGGTGTACATTGACGCTTCATCGATGCAAACAAGCTTATAT